GAGGAACAAGCCGAGATTGCCGCACGGCTTGAGCTGGAATCTGAGCCCCTGACCAAACTGCTCCAGGAGAACGCCTACCGCGAGACGGTCTGGCGTCAGCGCGTCAATGAGGCATCCGTCGCCAACATGCTGGCCCTGGCAAAGGGCAGTGACCTGGAGAACCTGGCCGGCAACTTCAACGTCAAGCGCCTGGTCATCCAGGCCGCCAAGCCCACGGCCGTGCCGCCGGTACCGTTGCTGATGGAAAGCGACGACAGTCTGCGGGAGCGGGCTCAAATGGCGTGGGAAGGACTGAGCACCGCCGGCCCGCGCAATAGCTACATCTTCCATGCGCGGTCTGCTGACGGCCAGGTGGCCGACGCCACTGCCGAGAGTCCTGCCCCGGCCGAGGCGGTGGTGACAGTGCAATCGATCCTGGGTGACGGCACCGCCTCGCCCGCGCTGCTGGCGAAGGTCAATGCCTACCTCAGCGACGACGACCGCCGCCCGGTCGCGGATCGGCTCACCGTGCAAAGTGCGCAGGTCATCAACTACCAGGTCAAGGCCAAGCTGTTTCTTTCGACGTCCGGCCCTGAGAGCGAGTTGATTCTCGCGGCGGCCAATGCGCAGTTGCTGGCCTTCGTGCACCAGCGGCGTCGCCTGGGCCTGGAGGTTTCAGAATCAATCATCCACGCCTCGCTACACGTCGAGGGTGTGCGCAAGGTCGTGCTGGAGAACTGGGCCGACATCGTTGCCACGAAGTACCAGGCGCCGTACTGCACGGCCGTCGATTTGGCGTTGGGGGTTGAATGATGGCTGACGCGCCCCTTCTTCCAAGCAATTCGACGCCGTTGGAGCGCCAAGCGGCGCAGGCACTGGCTCAGATCCAGCGCGTGCCGATTCCGCTGCGCACTCTGTACAGCCCCGACCGGTGCCCGCTGCCTCTTTTGCCTTACCTGGCCTGGGCCTTCTCCGTGGATCGCTGGGACAGCAAGTGGACCGAAGCAGCCAAACGCGCCGCTATCCGCAGCGCGTACTACATCCATTCGCGCAAGGGCACTATCGGCTCTCTGCGCCGTGTCGTTGAACCGCTCGGCTACCTGATTGAAATCATCGAATGGTGGCAGACCGTGCCGGTCGGTCCTCGCGCCACCTTCAGGCTCAAGGTCGGCGTGCTGGACACTGGTATCACCGAAGAGATGTACCAGGAGCTCACCTGGCTGATCGACGATGCCAAACCCCTGACACGCCATCTCACCGGGCTCGCCATCAGCCTGGAGACCACCGGTTCAGTTCATATCGGCGCCTGTATCACCGAGGGCGACGAGATTGATATCTATCCACCCACACAGCGGGACATCGAGGTCACGGGCTACATCCACCAGGGCGGCCGTGAACACCAGATCGACACCATGGACATCTACCCATGACAGACCAAAACAGCCAGTTTTTCGCCATTCTCACCGCCATCGGCAAGGCCAAGCAGGCCAACGCGGACGCCCTGGGCATTCCCTGGACATTCGCGCAGATGGGCGTCGGGGACGCCAACGACACCGACCCAATCCCCAACGAGCAACAGACGCACTTAATCAATGAGCGGCGACGCGCCCCGCTGAATCAGTTGAAGGTTGACTCAGCCAACCCGAACATCATCATTGCCGAGCAGGTTATTCCTGAGAACGTAGGTGGGTGGTGGATTCGTGAGGTTGGTTTGTATGACGCCGACGGTGACCTGGTCGCCGTGGCGAACTGCGCGCCAAGCTTCAAGCCGTTGCTGACTCAAGGATCTGGACGCACCCAGGTGGTGCGCATGAATCTCATCATCAGCAACACCGCCAACGTCGAGTTGAAGATTGACCCGTCCGTTGTGCTGGCTACTCGTGCTTATGTGGATGGCTTGACTGTACGCGCCAACCAAGTCGAGGCCGAGACAGGAACGGACAACAGCAAAATCATGACCCCGTTGCGGGTATTTCAGGCCATTGGCAAGGTAATAAAACAGGCAACGGAGAGTGCATTCGGCTGGGCAAAAATTGCTACCCAAGCTCAAGTCACCACAGGGACAGATGACACAGCAATCGTCACGCCCAAAAAACTCAGGGCTGCTCAAGCCACGCAGGTGGAAGCCGAGGCAGGCACTGACAATACAAAAACTATGACACCGCTACGCGTGTTCCAGGCCATCGCCAAAGTAGTAGGACAGGCCACCGAGACGGTGTTCGGCTGGGCAAAGGTCGCCACCCAATCCCAAGTCACCATCGGCACAGACGACACCTGCCTCATAACGCCGAAGAAGCTTCGAGCCGCACAAGCCACTCAGGCTGAGGCCGAGGCTGGAACTGACAATACAAAGATCATGACCCCGCTGCGGGTATTCCAAGCCATTGCCAACGTAGTGACCCAGTCAACGGAGTCGGCTTTCGGTTGGGCAAAGATCGCAAGCCAATCGCAAGTCAATTTGGGCACCGACGACGCGACCATTGTTTCTCCCAAAAAACTGCGATGGGGCTTTTCCATCAGTCTGACCAGCAACGGCTACATCGTCTTCCCGACGTGGCTCGGCGGCTTGATCATTCAGTGGGCAAATGGAGCGATCCCTGCGGGAGCGGGCATCGTACATGTGAACCTGGCGCTGGCGTTTCCGAACACATTGACCGCCTACTCTGTCTCCACCTCACAGACGGGGACGATGATGAGTGCACAAAGTGCGACCCCCAACGGAATCGATTTATTGGCACGTACTGTCAGCGGAGGGGCGATATCGACTCCCCCGGGGGTCATTGGATACACGTTCATTTGTTTGGGGAGCTAGTCATGCGCAAGTACAGCAAAACAACGGGGAACTGCTACATCGTTGGTCTGCATACCGAAATACCCGCCGATGCCGTGGACATCCCCGATGACCGTTATGACCAGGTCATTGCCAATCCTGCTTTCGGCAAGATTCGCGCTCACGCCCCCGATGGCCTACCGACGCTAATCGATCCTCCACCAGCAACCATCGAGGAGCGGACGGCAGCCGAACGCCTTTGGCGGGACGCCCAAATCGAAAGCGTACGCTGGTTGCGGGAGCGTCACCGTGACGAAGTCGATTCAGCCCGGCCAACGACCCTCACGGCTGAGCAATCAGGGGAACTGCTAGATTACGTACAAGCCCTGCGCGACTGGCCGCAAACGGCGGCTTTCCCTGCCGTCGAGTTTCGGCCCATGGCGCCGTCATGGATCGCTGGGCAGGTTCAATGAACTGTTTAAGTCATCTCGTCCTGTAACCCCCTCCCCTACAAGCCCCCGCGCTCGCCCAACCGGCGCGCGCGCGGCAGCCTGTGCACTGTCATCCCAATCACTGCGCAGGCAAACCCATGACCGATTATCTCCACGGCGTGCGGGTTATCGAACTCAACGACGGCACCCGCCCCATTCGCACCATCCCCACCGCTGTTATCGGCATGGTCTGCACGGCCGACGACGCCGATGCCACCGTTTTCCCATTCGACACACCGGTATTGCTGAGCAACGTTCAAACCGCCATCGGCAAGGCCGGCACCACGGGAACCCTGGCGAAGAGTCTTCAGGCCATCGCCGACCAGACCAAGCCCTACACCATCGTCGTGCGAGTGAAGGAAGGCGCCACCGAGGCAGAAACCACCAGTGCCCTGATCGGCACCACCACGGCCGAGGGCAAATACACCGGCATGAAAGCCCTGCTCGCTGCCAAGGCCCGCCTTGGCATGGTGCCGCGCATCCTCGGAGTGCCAGGCCTCGACAGTCTGCCGGTTGCCACCGCCCTGGTCACCATCGCCCAGCAGTTGCGCGCATTCGCCTACATCAGCGCCTGGGACTGCAAAACCAAGGAAGAAGTGGTCGCCTACCGTGACAACTTCGGCGCTCGGGAAGCCATGGTCATCTGGCCGGAGTTCCAGAACTGGAGCACCGTCACCAACGCGACCGTCACCGCCTCGGCCGTGGCCCGTGCATTGGGCCTGCGCGCCAAGATCGACCAGGAAGTAGGCTGGCACAAGACGCTCTCCAACGTCGCCGTCAATGGCGTGACCGGCATCAGCGCCGACGTGTTCTGGGATCTGCAAAACCCGGCCACGGACGCCAACTACCTCAACAGCAACGAAGTCACCACGCTCATCAATGAGGGCGGCTTTCGCTTCTGGGGAAGCCGCACGACCAGCGAAGACCCTTTGTTTGCCTTTGAGAACTACACGCGCACTGCGCAGATCCTCGCCGACACCATGGCCGAAGCGCATATGTGGGCCGTGGATAAGCCCATGCATGCCTCCCTGGTGCGCGACATCATCGAAGGGATCAACGCCAAATTCCGCGAGCTGATCGCGGCGGGCTACCTGATCGGCGGCAGGTGCTGGTACCCAGAGGACGCCAACGACAAGGACACGCTCAAGGCCGGCAAGCTGTTCCTGGACTACGACTACACGCCGGTACCGCCGCTGGAAGATCTCACGTTGCGGCAACGCATCACCGACCGCTACCTGATCGACTTCGCCAGCAAGATCAACAGCTAACCCGGGCCTCCCCGCAAGGGGAGGTGACCCGTGCCTGAGCAACGGAGACACGCACCATGGCTATGCCTCGCAAACTCAAAAACCTCAACCTGTTCAACGACGCCAACAGCTACTTGGGCGTGGTCAAAACCGTCACTCTGCCCCCGCTCGGCCGCAAGATGGAAGGCTATCGCGGCGGCGGCATGAACGGCCCGGTCAAGGCCGATCTGGGCTTCTCGGATGATGGCATCCAATTCGAATGGAAGACCGGCGGCCTGGATCTGATCGCACTCAAACAATTCGGCGCCGTCAACGCCTCGGGCGTCGCGTTACGCTTCACCGGATCGTTCCAGCAGGACGACACCGCCGAGATCAGCGCCGTAGAAGTCGTAATGCGCGGCCGGCACGAAACCATCGAAATGGGCGATGCGCAGCCAGGTGAAGACACCGAGCACAGCATCACCACCACCTGCACCTATTACAAACTGATCGTCGATAACGAAGAGATCATCGAAATCGACCTGCTCAATTTCATCGAAGTCGTCGATGGCGTAGACATGATGGCCGAGCAGCGCCGAGCCCTCGGCATCTGACCAATCTCGCCCTGATCCAGGGCGGTTAACCCTGCAAACTGGAGCAAGTTATGAAACCAGAAGACACCCTCGAAGCGCTGCCCCCGGTTGACGACAACACCGTCACCCTGGACACCCCGATCACCCGTGGCAAGACCGTCATCGACAGCATCACCCTGCGCAAACCGCAATCCGGCGAGCTGCGCGGTGTGCAACTGGTGGACCTGCTGAATATGGACGTCGCCACCCTCATCAAAATCCTGCCGCGCATCAGCGCACCAGGCATCACCGCGCCCGAAGTCGCCAGCATGGACCCGGCCGACCTGCTCGCCTGTGGCAGCAAGATCTCCGGTTTTTTGTTGCAGAAGTCGGTGAAGACGGACGCGTCCCTCGTTGCGTAGAAGACGCCATGGCCGACCTGGCCGTGGTTTTTCACTGGGCACCGGCTGACATGGACCAGTTGGGCCTTCAAG